AGAGAAAGAGTACGAACTCTTGGAATTTTGGGGGACCCTCGACCGGGACGATCTGGAAGGTTACATTGATGAAGATGCTCTCGGAATTCTCGAGGTGGCACCAGTTTGTGTGACAGTTCTTGGGAATCGAGTAATTAAAGCTTCTATCAATCCTTATGATGGGCAGATCCCTTACCACTTCTGTTACTGGCATGACAACACGCACTCCATCTGGGGTGACGGAATCTACTGGTCGATTCGAGATATCCAGAGCCTGATCAACTTTGCGATGAGCATGTACGTCGAAGGCAAAGAGATGTCTTCGGTACCGATGGTCGGCATGGACTCCAGCCAGCTAGCCGCAAATGAAGATCCGACAGATCTCTACCCCGGGAAAGTTTGGCAGTTCGCACCGGGTGCCGATGTCTCTGGCGCATTTCGCCCGGTATTGATTCCAGACGTGACCAACGGTCTGATGGAACTGATGCAGTTTCTTCAACGGGAAGCCAACTTATCCTCTGGTCAGTCTCCGATTGGCATGGGGCAGACTGCACCCTACCAGACCCGAACTGCTACCGGGATGTCCATATTGGACCGGAATCAGGCCCGTAGCACCGCATCAGTAGTTCAATCGATTTCGCACATGATGCGGAACACTTTAAATGGAATCTATCGGTGGATCTTAGTGGATACAGATGATCCGGAACTCCACTGTGATGCGGACGCACTCTGCACAGGCTACGAACGCTACATCGCTGAAGAAGTTCACAATCAGCAACTCCTTCAGTTCATGCAGGTTCTCCAGCAGTTACCGGGCCTAGCGGAAGAAATTCGAGTAGACCGTTTGGCAAAGCCGATCCTGAACGCCTTCAATCTGGAACCGGATGAGTTACTGAAGACTCCGGAAGAGAAGCAGCAAGCCCAGCAGCAAAAACAACAGATGCTGCAGATGCAGATGCAGATAGAAGCTCAAAAGAAACTACAGGAAGGACAGATCGATGAGCAGTTAAAGCGTTTAGATTCTGCTCTTGAAGAGAGACACAGTATCGGGAAGCAACGCAGAGAGTTGGAGATTCAGCGAATCCTCAAGATGATGGACATGGGCCAGATGGTTCAACCTTCTGATTTTTCAGATCTTTCCATCATGCTCAAGGAGGACCAACAGAGAATGGCCCAACAAAGATACCAGCAGGAAGTTCAAGCACAACAACAGCAAGCTGCACAGGAGCAACAACTCCAGCAGGTACTAGGAGAGATGCAACGTGAACAGATGGCAGCAAACCAAGGGGCAAACGTACCCCCTGACCAACGACGAACTGCAGGTCCTCCGGGGGCAGAAGCTATGGCTACACCTCGAGGAAATGCTGCAAACCCGAATAACGGAGGAAGTGGAACGACTCAAGTTACTGGTGACCCCGGAGGGTCTAGCCCAGCATAACTCAAGAGTTGGGAAGATTCAGGCATTTCAGGAAATTCTGAACTATCCCGACTACGTCAAAAACCTTTCTCGAGACACGAATGACCAATCCAGAAAAATTGGAAGAAGTTCCATCGACCGATGAAAACGTTGAAGAACTTCCTGTTGAACCTTCTAAAGAAGATATCTGGACCCAGATTTCTGTAGGAAAAGACCAAGTTAATTCAGAACCCGAACCGGAACCAGAGCCTGTTGCAGTCGACCCTGAACCAGAGCCAGATCCGGAACCAAAACCAGAGTCGAAACCGGAACCCACCTTGGAGAATGACCCCAAGTTGGCAAAACGCTTTCGAGACTCGCAAGAATTCATCTCAAAGTTAAAGGCTGAAAACAAGGAGATGAACGAATCATTATCTCGGTTACAGCAGGAGATCGAAGATCTCAAGAGAAACCGGGAGACACAACCCAAGCAGGAAGCACCACCTGACCCGGTGCCTAACCTACAGGAGTTGTTATCCGATTTGCCGCAAGACGTTCGAGATGAACTCGAGGCATTTCCCGAACTGTTTCGAGGAATGACTACCCTGTTGGACAAGCGTATCAAGCAGATGCAACAACAGGTAGACCCGGAGATTCAGGAATTCAGGAAAGAAAGAGAACGACGACAGGTACAGGACTCTTTGTCCAAAAGACATCAGTTGGCAAACACTCAACTTGGGATTCTCAACGCCCGGGAGATCGACTTTGATTCTCCGGTCTTTGCCCAGTGGGTTCTTGGAAGTGACTACCGTAAATCAGTGGTTACCAATTTTTCCAGCCCGGATGCTTTTGTAGACCTGATGCGATCCTTTCTTTTTGAATATCCAGACGAAGCCCAACGTCAAGAACCTACGCAACCCGTAGCCTCTACTCCACAACCAGATCCTCAGAAAATAGAAAGACGGAAAGCTGCCAGTAGTGTTGTCTCACGAAAGTCGGCACCCGAACGACCTAAAGCTGGAATTGCTTCTTTAGACGATAAAAGCAAGTTCTGGCATCAACTAACGCAGACTTAATAGGAGACCAAAATGGCTATTACGACTACCGCTTACGCTACGACTAGCGGTAATCTTTACGGAGACCTGTCAACCGAAGATGCGTTGACGATTCAAAGTAAGATGCTACCTGTAGCGAAGAAGAACCTGACTTTTGCTCGGTTCGCTCAAAAAGATACCAAAGGCCGCAATGACGGCAACGTCATGCGACACAGACGGTACAAGAAATTTCCTCTAAACGATACACCGTTGGGAGAGGGTAAACTGAGTTATGCCCCCTAATCTGGCGACAGGTTAGTGAAAATGCCGTGAATTGCTGGGAACTCCAGACCGGACAATCAGCAGGGAAGCCCGAAAGGGAACCTTCAACGACTATCCCGAAAGGGAGTAGGATCAAGCGATCCGAAGTGCGGCACACCTCAAGTAGGTGAAGATATAGTCTGAACTTTATAGGAATATAAAGCAGTCCTTTTGGACGGTCTAAGTCTAGCGAACTTAGATGAACACTTTTGGTAACTCCCGATTTTGACCAGCTAGAAAGCGAAGTCATCAGCACAACCATCCGCCAGTACGGTAGATATGTGCCTGTGACTGACCTGATGGAACTGCTGGGACAAGATCCCTACATCAGTATCATCACGGAACGTCAGGCGCAGCAAGCTGCAGAAGTGATCGACCTGTTGTGCTACAAGACTTTCCGTAATCCAGCCAACACCATTTATGCTGGTGGGGCCGCAATTACCTCTCGTGCTGCAGTCAACGGGGTAGTGTCTACTGCCGATCTGGATCGTGCAATTCGGCACTTAGAAGGGCTAGACGCAGAGAAACTGACAGAGATGCTAGCAGCAACTCCTGACGTTTCCACGCAACCTTTGCGACCTAGCTATGTTGCGATCTGCCACCCGATTCTACGCTACGACCTAGAGTCTCTAAATGGGTTCGTACCTGTCGAGCAGTACGCCAATAGCTCACAAGCAATGGACTTTGAGATTGGTTCCTACAAGGGAGTTCGCTTCCTGGTAACCACTCAAGCAGTTGCTTTTGATCGGGACGGAGACAACTCCCTCGGTGCTGGCGCAGCAGGGACATCTCTCGTAGAGGATGCTTCCGGTTCATATGCTGAAGTTTACCCGATTGTGATCTTCGCAAAAGATGCCGTAGGCACTGCAACTATCGGGGGAATGGACAGCATCGTTCCTAAAGTTGTCCGTCCGACACCTAGCGGAACCGATCCATTGGGTCAACGTGGTACAGTAGGATACACATTCATGCATGGTCAGTTAATCCTTAACGAGGATTGGATCATTACAATTGAAACAGGTGTATCTGCTCTGGTGACACCAACTGCTGGGCCACTTTACGGTGCAAATAGCTGAAACCAATAAGTCTCGGGATTACTAAGATCCCGAGACACTCTCATCTAAAGGAGATGTTATGAAGAGTGATAAGATGCAGATGAGTTATGTGCCTCAGACTTCTGAGCACATTAAGATCACATCTGTTAAAAATGGAACGGATGTTTATGACATCAAGCTTCCGATTGGGGCAATCATCGATGACATTGTTGTTGTCAAGAAAACCCTTTTCGGAGTGGTGAATGCAGACATCAATCTAGGGAACACTACCACAGCAAATGACTATACGGCTACCGCAATTGATGCTGGTTCAGGTGGCTCTGCTGGAGTAGCTGGAGTAGATGCAGGGGATCGGATGACCCCCGTACCTACTGACCAGATTGTAAGAGTAAGCGTAACGGGAACCGCAGCAAATACTGCAGGAGTAGTATATGTCTGGGTGAACTACCGCTTCGACTCCAATCCCTACCCAACCCAGTTGGTGTAATTTCTCATTAAATTCGTGAGGTGGTCGTGTTCGGTCACCTTGCGAGTTTATACGCTTTAAACTATAATGTAGGCTAAAAATGGCTCAAGCCCAGTACTACGAACCATCTCTCTCCCAAGCTTATTACAACCCCGGAACAGGACGGTTTTCACAGGTCTCTGCCCATGCTAACTTAGCCAAAGAATGGGACGGTGATCCAGCCAGTATTCCTGATGGATATGGGGTAATCCGCATTGAAATGGGACGAGATGTCCATGACACGGCTGAAGTAGCATCCTCGATTAACGGATTTCGGGTAGTCATTCCACGAGGTTCCGCACGAGTTGTTTCTGCCATTCACATCAATCGCTTGATGAACGAATGCTACGAAACTGAATACACCCAGACTCAATACTCTCGACCTCCCGAAGGATACCGCAGACCTAGATTTCCAATCTCATTGATTGTACCCCCTAAGAATTCTCCTGTGTTGATCGACCCCGACACCGGAAATGCTGCCAAATCAGAAGCAAAAACGGTGAAAGCACCTCCAAAACGGAAGCACAACTACACGGTAGAAGATGACATTAACGCTGGGGAACCTTCAGGATCGAGTTGAACGATTACTACAGGATACCGAAAATCGTAGATGGACAGTTGCAGAGATCAACGATTACATCTTTGATGCTCAACATGAGTTCATCCGCCTAACTGGATTCCCTTTATACACTACAAACGTTGATCTACAGGGGTTGGTTGCAACCTATGATGTGCCAACCCTGTCCTCAAACAGTGTAGAATATCCTGCCTTGATGGATATTCAACGTGCTCGGGTACGCAATCGTGCAGTAGAAATCCCGATCATCAGTCCCACCGTACTGGATGAGGCTTCTTCCTTTCTACATGAGCCTGTAGATGCAGATTGGCGTTCCCAGACAGGCCCAATCCGGGCTATTGTCTTGGATCATCAGTCCGCTTCCACCTTCCGACTTTATCCGATTCCTGCTGGCAACATCGTCAGTACGGTCACTGCTTCTTTTAACGCTACAACAACAACAATCACTGTTTCTGACGCATCAGATTTAGCAGTCGGGATGTATGTTGGTGGGAATACCAATATTCCTGAGAAGACTGCCGTCTCAGCGATCAGTGGCACTACGGTCACGCTGTCCAAAACTACGACCAATACAGGGACTGTTTCCAATGCGTCAGTCACGTTTGTATCGTCTAATGTTTTTTCCAATTACCTCCTACAAACTCCGACTACTGATGTGGATGCCATTAGTGGAACCGATCTGCTTTTTGATGCTAGCGGTTTCTTTCAGGGTACTACCGTAGTTCTACCGTCTATAGAACTGCAGGGAACTCGGAATCCTCCACGCAACGCTTTACAAAACTACGCCAACGTGGCTGGAGGGACAGACACCCCGATCATCGGGTCACGTTTTCACGAAGCGTTGGTTTTCGGTGCAGTGGAACGGGCCTATCTCAAGGAAAACGAACTCCGCAACGTTCAGAAGAGCAATGTCTTCAGAGAACGATTCCTCC